ATGAAAAAAGTAGATTTTAACAAATTGCAGGCGGGCGACTTAGTACAAGTACCACGTACACAGTTTGCGCCTATGCGCAGTGGGTGGAACGGCTGGCTATTCAGTGAGGCGGTAGTAATAAGAAAGGGAGTAGGAAGAAAAAGCAAAAGGAACGTAGTTGTAGTGGAAATGAGAACAACAGCAGGAAAGAACAACTACGGAACTATAAAGGCAACATTTTACGCAGAGAATGTTTTTACCACGCCAGCAGCAAAGAACGCAAGAAACATTTTGAAGAAATACGGAATAGAGGACGCAGAGGGCTTTTACAAATTCATTGAGCGGGACGACGTAACGGGCTGCGATTGGATAAGGTTTTTAATAGAGAAAGGCTTTTTATTTAATGAGTAGGCGGCAGCAGCCGCCACGAGTGCCGTTAGTTCAGTGGTTAGAGCAGCCGCCTCATAAGCGGCAAGTCGTGGGTTCAAGTCCCACACGGCACATTGCGTAGCAGGCATGGCGAGCCTGCGGCAGAGGGCAGCAGGCTAATAGCTGCAATCTGTATACCGTGGAAAAATAGCGGCGGTCATACCAGCCAGAAAGTATGTGGACGGTCAACAGGTTTTCAGTTGCTTTTTAATGCGAAAAGCAGCCCGCACGGTAAAACCAAACGCCAGAACAGGAGAGCGGCACACATGGAAAGACAGAGAGCGCCGCCGAAAGGAAGAGAGGCAGAGAATGGCAGCAGAGACATTGATAGTAGAGGACGCATACCAGAGAGGCTATGCAGATGCCATAGCAGATATGCGAAAGAAAAAAGAGCAGAGGCGGCAGCGGGAGCAGGCAAAGAAAGCCCGCCGCTGGTATTTCATTAAGCAGAAAGCCTACGGGCTTGCAATGCTGGCAGTTACCGTGCTGGCAGTATGGGCGACAGAGGGAGATATAACAATAGCGGTTATTACCGTACCGCTGGGGCTTATGTGCATTTTTAGTAAAAAAATGCTGATAGTAGACAACTACTATTTTGAGGCAGAAAAGGGGCAGACATGGGTATAACAAGGACGGTAACTACACAGGTGTATTGCGACGTATGCGGCAAGTGGGTAATTGGCTGGGAAAGCGAGGAAACAGGAGTAAGCAGAGAGTGGGCTAAGTACCATGCAAGGTGTAAGGGCTGCACAGCTGGACAAAAGGTTATATGCAAAGAGTGCCGGATAAAGCAGCGTATAAAAAAATGCAGTTTGCAGAAAAAATGGGGCGCAGCCGGAATGGACGGCGGCGCTTGTCTGGGATTTTCACACGACGGGGACGACGAGCCTATAGAACGCTGCAAGCGTTGCATAGCCTACACAAGTTTTGACTGGGACGAGGAAAAAGAAAGGCTGAAACTATGAGGAAACAGAAACGACAGACAGTTAAGAAACTGATACAGTGCGCAGCCATTATAGCAGCAGGCGTGCTGGCAATCATTTTGTTTATGTGGGTTATCTGGTGCAGAGGAAAGAACAGCGAGCCAGTGACGGACGAACAGGTAGCAGCGCAGATGCAGCAGGCAGAGCCGCTGGTTATTGAAACGCCAGAGGCAGCCACAGAGGGCAGTATAAGAGTATACGACTATGACGGCTGCTGTATTTATTCCTACTACGGAAAAATTCGGATAAACAACGACGGTAAGAACGGCAAGGACATTGATGTAGAGACAATAGGCTACTTAGAGGGCTACCAAGAGCATAAGGACGAAAGCGAGGCAGGCAATGAGTGAGGTATACATACGCAGCCAGAATAAAGAAAAGCTGTATAGACTGGGCGGTAATTACGCCTGCGTAGAGTACGGAGAGTATGAGGACGTAAAGAAAAAGAGAGGCGGCGCAGAGGCAGACAAAAAGCGCCACGTAATTTGCATAAGTGACGGGTGCTTAGAGGAAATCGGAGAGTATGCAACAAAAGAGCGCTGCTTAGAGGTTTTGGACGAGATACAGAAAGCGTGCGTAAGCTATCTGTTTACGGCTGGCGGTGCAGCCGTAATAAGGGGCGGCATGGACGTACAGCCGTTTGCAGCAGTAATACCGAGGCTGTACGAAATGCCGGAGAAGTAGGAGAGGCAGACAGTGACAGTAAAAGAATTTATAGGCACGCTGGAGAGTTCAGACCGCCTGCGCATTATTGAGGGCAAAGCAGAGGTTTACGTAGGGTATCTGGCAGCGTTCAAACCGTTTGCAGACCACGAGATAAGCGAGGAATACCGAAAATACAGCGAGCATGAGGTAAAGAAGTTTAGAGCAGTGCCGGAGATAACGCACAGACGCTGGAAAGAGCTGGGGATTATGAAACCATTAGAGCCAGACCAGACAGCACAGTATAAGTTTAGTGATTTGCAGATGTCACTTTACTACACCATATACATACAGGAAAGGAAAGGGCAGGAAGTATGACAAAGAAAAAGCCGGATTTTTTACGGGATTTAGATACTGCAATCATGGACGAGCTTACAGGTGGCGGTATCAAGGAAAATGCAGCGGGACTGGTAGGAACGCTTACACAGATTAAGGAAATTAAGCAGCTATGCGGGCTGCCGTTTTGTGGTTATATGGCAAAGGTAGAAACGGTAAGACCAAGCGGCGTGCCGGACGAGGTAACGGTAGTATTTGCAGAGGACGTACCATACAGAGCTTGCAGCGGCATAGAGTTTGACGTTATGCAGGAATTTGTAGAGGGCAGCAGGCTTTTACTGACGGGCAAGGTGCAGACGCTTAAGGACTTCCAGAGCGGTAGACTGCTGGTATATATTCTGGCAGATTTTGTGGCGGTATCAGAAAAGGCAGTAGAGCAGGACGAGGTAGCAGTAAGAGGCATTATAGAAAATACGCCAACACACAGAGAAACGCCGAGAGGCAAGCGCATTACTGATATTACGGTAAGGGTAAGAAATGAGCTTACAGGCGGCAGCTGCTATTTACCGTGCATCTGCTGGCAGGAACAGGCAGACGAGGCGGCGCAGTGGCAGCAGGGCGATACTGTAGAGCTGCTGGGGCGGTATCAGAGCCGCCAGTATGAAAAGGTGCTTGACGCAGCCACAGGAGAAAGAGAACAGCGTACAGCTTATGAGGTATCGGTACGGCTGATTAGAAGAAAGGAAGAGGCAGAAAATGAGCGTTGAACGCATTGGTAAGGGCTATGTAAAAATCTGCGTGAGTGAGGAAGAGTTAGAGAACAGCATAGCTGGGCTTAGCCAGTTAAAACCTATTTTGCAAACGCAAGTAATGAAAGGGAATGGAAGAAACACAAAGCAGGGGCTTATTGACGCAGCAGAGCTGGGAAAACATTTTGATACGGCGATAGATGCAATGACTATGCTTTTGGCTGGGTTTAAGGAAGAAAGCGAGGTACAGAATGAAGAGTAAAACAATTTTAGGAGCAGACGGCGCAACAAAAATGCGACAGATTACAGTAGGGATACACGGAAAGGGCGGCGAGGCAGGCATAAAGGCAATACAGCAGCTTGCAGGCATGGTGGACAGCTTAAAGCAGTGCCAGACACCGCAGGAAGTATACGACAGATATTTACAGATTACGGGGTATTGTAAATGTTGCGTTGATTGTAATTTTATAGACCAAAAGGGAGCAGACGAGCTGATGTGCTTAGCAGCATATCTGGCAGGAAATGAACAGGCACGGGCAGAGGCACAACAGAAAGCGGGTAAAAAGGCATGAGAAAGGTTTATATATGCAGCCCATACAGGGCGAAAGACGGCGCAGAGCTGGACAGAAACATAGATTATGCGCAGCAGCTGACACGGCAGGCGTTAGAGGCGGGCTTAGCACCCATTACGCCGCATTTATATATGACGCAGTGCATGGACGATAAAAAGCCGGAAGAGCGGGCAAGAGGTATAGCTGCGGGGCTTACGTTGTTGAAAAGCTGCGATTTTGTTATTGCTGGCGTGAAATACGGCATAACAGAGGGAATGGACAGAGAAATACATACAGCAAATATGCTGGGAATTGCGGTTATAGATGCAAACCAGATTAAGCGGCATCTGGAATACGAGGAAAAGCGGAAGGAGCGGGCGGCGAGCGATTACGCAAAGTTGCATAGCTGCGAGTTTTGCAGGGGCAGCAAATTATACAGCTGCACGGGCTACGATTGCAGAGAGCCGTACAGACGGGCTTATGAGTATGCCTTAAGCCGCATAGGAGAGCGGCAGGAAACATGAAAAAAATAAAAGCGCCTACGGTGGGGAAACACCATAGGCGCTAAGCTATACAGCTTTGAAATACTATAAAAATTATAAGCTATGTATGGCGCAAAGTCAAGAAAATTAACGGGCGGGCAGCCCGTTTTAACACTTGATAAAAGTATTAACGAACCGACAGAGAGGTAGATATATGCCATACGTAGAGAGGGTAACAAAAGCGGGGAATACGATAGAGATAGAGAGGTACTTTACCAGCAGATACAAAAAGAAAGGTATCAGCAGAGGGGATAAGGTAAAGCCAACAAAAGAAGAGCAGGAGAAAGTAAACACCAGACAGGCAGAGAGAAAGTTAAGGATACTCATAAATGCGAACTATGGCTATGGGGACTACCATTTAGTGCTTGATTATATCCGCAGGAAAGGGCAGCCAGACAGAACGCCGGAGCAGATGCGGCAGGACATAGACGTATTTTTGAGGGAGTGCAGAAAGGAGTACAGAAAAGCAGGGTTAGAGTTCAAATACATACACGTTATGGAGATAGGCAAGAAAGGTGCGAGGCATCACCACCTTGTAGTAAATAAAATTGACACAGAGATTTTACAGCGCTGCTGGTATAAGGCATACGAGGGGCATAACAGGGTTAAGGTATTCCCTCTGGACGACAGCGGAAACTATGCAGAGCTGGCAAACTATTTAATTAAATACACAGGAACGCATAAAAAGGGTACTGACGGAGCATTACAGGGCAAGCGCTGGAATTGCAGCAAGAATTTGGTAAGACCAGAGCCAGAGTATCACATAATTTCAGACCGTGAGTATTTCAAGAAAGAGCCAAAGGCAATAAAGGGCTATTACGTGGATAAGAACAGCGTGAGCATGGGCGTACATAGTCCAGAGTATTACGGCTATGGGTATTTAAGATACACCTTAGTAAAAATAACGGATAGGGGGGGGGCTGAAATGCAGATAATCAAGGGCATTGCCATTGCAGCAGTGTTGATAATAGCCGGACTGCTGGCGCTGATTGTGGCAGCGTATCTGGCGCTTAGAATTGCGGCGGCTATTTTTGAACAGCAGGAGAGCTGGAAAGACAACGGCAGCAGAAAGGGCAGAAAACATGATAGAAAAAATTAAATACTGGTTATTCCAGAAAGGCAAGGACTGTAAGCGCTGCTGCCTACGGTGCAGATATTACGATATATGCCGCTGGGACGTACTGGGAAATGCAGGACTACAAAGCGAGGAAACAATAACGCTTTTGGCGATAGAGAACAGCAAGCCGCATAAGGACGGGCTGCTTTTCAGAATTTGCCAGTATGTAGAATTTAAGCAGAAAGCGAGGCGAGAAAATGAGAAACTTTAGACTGGACGACGAAAGCGGGCATCAAGAGGCATTATTTAACTGGGCTGCATACAGAACAGGGCTTATGCCGGAGCTGCAATATATGTATCATGTGCCAAACGGCGGCAAACGTGATGCGGCAACAGCAGTGGCGCTTAAGAGGCAGGGCGTAAAGGCTGGCGTGCCGGATATTATGTTACCAGCTGCAAGGGCTGGGTATCACGGGCTTTACATAGAGCTTAAGGCAGGCAAGAACACGACGACAAAGAAACAGAAAGAGTGGTTAGAGTATCTGCGGCAGCAGGGTTATTATACCGCCGTCTGCTATGGTTGGCAGCCAGCAGCGCAGCTGATAGAGCAGTATTTATTACATTCAGACGAGCTTACAAAAGAGCAGGAAACAGTAACCATGCGTTAGAGGCGACGCAGGAAAGAGAGGCAAAGAATGAAAACAATAAGCATTTTGAATTTAAAGGGTGGCGTAGCCAAGACCTTTACAGCGGCAAACATGGCGTATGAGCTTTACAGGCGAGGCTATAGGGTGTTGCTGATTGACAACGACAAGCAGGGAAATTTAAGCAAGGCGTACAGCAGATATGACGCAGAAAACGTAGCACCAGTTACAAGGTTGTTGGCTGGGGACTGGCAGGGAGCAACAGAGCTGATACAGAATACAGATTACGTAGGGCAGCAGTGCTGCATAGATATTGTTACGTCGAATATGTCACTTTTTGGGGCTACGTGGAATTTGACAAAAGAGGACAGCGAGAACCAGACAGAACGCTATAAGAGATTTGCAGACATTATGGGCGGCTTTTATGATTACTGTATCATTGATAACCCGCCGGATATTGGGCTTAATGTCATAAATGCGCTGGCAATCACGGACGAGGTAATAGTACCCGTAAAAGTGGACGAGGACGCTTTAGAGGGGCTGGACATTGTGACAGAGCAGATAGAGGACGCAAAGGCGTTTAACCCAGCATTAAAGCTGGCAGGCGTGTTGATTACGTCATACCAGAACACAGACGGCGAGGCAGCAGGCGTAGAGTGGCTGGAACAAAAGACAGATTTTAATATTTTGGGTATTATTCGGTATTCCAAGAAAGTAGCAGAAAATACTTTCATGCGTAAGCCAATTTATGAGTATAGCCCATGCTGCGGAGCGGCGCAGGGGTACAAGAAATTTGTAACAGCGTATACAGGGAAAGCGAGGTAGCAAGCGTGGCACATAAAGAGAGATTATGCGCTTACTGGCATTGCCGCAGGACTGGCGGTACGGAGTGCTGGAACTGGGGCAGCAAATTTGCAGGGCAGAAATGCCCGCAAAGCGACGCTTGCGAGCATTGGAGAACGTGCGAAATGTGTAACGGAGTAATGGGACAGTGTAAGAAAAAACAAAGGATTGAGAAAGAGAGGTAGAGAATATGGCAAAGTTTGGTATCAATGACATTCTGAACGCAAAGACGAAAGCAGCAGGGCAGCAGGCACAGACAGAGGGATACAAAGAGATTTATTTAAGCCCTTACGAGGTAAAGGCAGCGCAGGAGAATACGCACCAGAGATTAGAGAACATAGAAGAGCTGGCAGACAGCTTTTTACACGTAGGACAGGAACAGCCTACAGTATTGGCGAGAGTAAACGGGGAATACCGTATAATCGACGGACACAGACGTAATGCGGCAAATATTTTGAACTTAGAGCGGGGGCATAAAGAGTATGAGAAAGTGCTTTACCGCTTTATGGACATGAGCGAGGCAATGTATGAGCTGCGCTTATTGGCTGGCAACGGATATACGCAGGAGCTTACAGCCTATGAAAAAACCAGATTAGTAGAGCGTACCAAAGCGGCGCTTATCAGAGCCAAGGAAGAGGACGGCTTAGAGATACAGGGCAAAATGCGTGATTTAGTAGCAGCTATGATAAACGAGAGCAGCACAAACGTAGCCAGAATGGACGCAATCAACAACAACGCAACGCCGGAGATTAAAGAGCAGCTGAAAGAGGGCAATTTAGGTATCACTGCTGCATACGAGGCAGCCAAGCTGGACGAGGACGAGCAGAAAGAAATAGCGGAAAAAGCAGCAGCGGGCGAAAATGTGAGGGCAAAGGAAATAGCGGAAAAGGTAGCAGAGAAAAAGGCGGGGGACGATTACGAAACACCGCACCCAGAAAGCATAACGTCTTTGTGCTATTCT